TTTTTTTTTTTTTTTTTTTTTTTTGAAAAACATTAAACACAAAATTTAAATAAAAATAAAATTAAATTCTGAAAAAGATTTTAAGGATATTTTTATACACTCCAACAGTCATGTGTATACAGTCGCCATACTGTAAAAGCCTCACTGAAAAACAAGAACATTTGGGAGTTAGGATATGTTTCGAAAAAATTAGTCATTTTGCTATCAAGCTGAAAAGATATGAAAAGAATTATTTAGAGTTAATCTGTCTCTCTAAATCCTGTTTTGTTTACAGTAATCCATGAAAGAAAGCTGTAGAATCCTAATTCCCTCTCGTGTTCTTGAAGATTGATGATTTAATATTGGATTAAACTAAATAATTTAATTCATTATTAAGTTATCAACTCAGGGATAACTTAAATATCGATAATTGTAAGACCCCCCTTTTACAAATTATCAAACACAATATTTTTTCATTCAGGTTCCATAAGTAACCAAATTTTGAGACGGAACTATGAGCAATTACTGACTCCAAATACTGTCAATGTAGTAATTGTTTTCATAGTTTCTATTTAGACCTAGTTAAATGATTAGGGACTAAAAAGACCTTTATACAAATTTCATATAGGTTTGATTTTTTCTTTTTTCATTAAATTGTTATCAGATTATTTATTTAACATTCTCAGTCAAGAAACCTCCATTTTCTTTACGATTTGTATCTCAATATTTAATCTGATAACGCTCCTTAATTAGATCTAAGTAGAAGCTATGAAAGTAGCTTTATGTTGTTGTGCTTGGTGAATAATCGAACGGTCATACGGTTTTTCATTGTAGAAAAAATATGTTATATTTTTTTCAACGTCTACCCGCCCTTCGGGGCGGATTATTTGTATCGACCTTAACCAATAGATTATAAATTTTTTTAGATGGGAGGTTAAAATGGCAACAGGATTTAACACACCTAAAAGTTCGTCTAATACAACGACTATTATGGGTAGTACCAGTAGACCATTAAAAACCAGTGGTTCATTTACTAATACGAATGCTATCAGTAAAAAAGCTGGTAATACAGGAAATACAATTTCTAATATAACTAAAAATACAAATACATCTGTTAATTCTGGTAAATCTTTTAAAACTGCTATAAAAGTAAAAGACTATTTACCACAAGGTGAAAAATCTAATATGTGGAGTGGTATATTTACTGGTGGATTAGATCAGCTATCTGGATTAACAGGTGGAATGTTAGGAAATGGATCTTTAAAAGATATATCCAGTAAAATATCAGGTGCTTCATCATCTGTTAAAGGATTAAAAGGATTAAATGAACAAAGACAGTCTATATTTGGTAGTAATAATTTTGGACAAATAATGTCTAATTTATCACCTGCTCAAAAAAACTTATTAAATTCACCTGGAATTGAAAAACTACGTGAACAAAATAATGAATCATTAATAAAAAATAAATTACCATTTATCGGAGGACTAACTTCCTCAGGATTAGATAATGCTAAATCAATACAATTAGGTGGGATGACACTAACTGGTAATTCTGCTAAAATGTATGAGAAATTAGGATTGGCTTCAGGTAATTTACATATGAGTGAAACACCATCTGCAGATAAAATAAATCTATCTTGGGGACAAGCACTAAATAAAGCTATAACGTCACCACAATTTATTGCTACTGCTACAACATCTATATTGAAAGCTACAGGATTAGATGAGAAATTATCTAATACATATAAACAAGTATCTGACATGTCTGGAATATCAGCTGAAGATATAATGAATATACATTCTGAGACTGATGCATACGTATTTGCTTTACAACAAGTATATAAAAATATGTCTGATGAAGATAAATCTTTATTATCTTTATATAAATATTACAAAATTAATATGAATTATCATAATTCAGCTGCAGCTAATCCAGATGGTACCGGATATAACTTAGGTCAAGAAGTATCTGATCATTTCTTTGGATCTATTAATCAAAATGTAACAAACTTTTTAGATGGTGCCAGTGATTATATATCTGAGACATGGCAAAATATATCTTATACAGGTGCAGAATTCGTAAAAGATCAATTTGATGGATTTAACAGATTTGCTGAAGCCTTTGAAGGAGCCACAGGTATAGGATTATCTTTAGATCCAAAATTCCAAGAAGGTATTTATAATACAATGGAGAAATTAGGTTTTGGTAACCTAGGTATTGGGACAGATACCAGAGCTTTTATTACTACAACATTAGTCCAAAGAACATATGCTGTAATAGAATCTAAAGGTAAAAAGGTAAATGTAGATCATGCTGCTGTATTATATTATTTTGAAAGATTTGATTATCGAAATAAATTAACAGCAGAACGTAGAATAAAAGTTAGATTAACTAATAATCAATTAGCTAATATAGATCTAAATGATAAAGAGCTAACGATATCTATACAACGTAGATACGGATTTACTTTAGGTCAATCTCCAACTGGTACTATGCCAGTAGATTTTAATACAGAATTTACTGAAGTAGAAAGAGACTCCTTATATCAATGGCCTGCTAAAATAGTAGGAGGAAAAGAAAAAGGAGATAAAGAATCACAAGCTAAAAAAGATCATAAAAGAACTGATTCATCTAGTGAACCACCTGACAGAAAAACAGAATTCCAAACACAAGATTTTGAATTTATTATTACTCCACCTTTATTAACAGGTAACAGAACATCAGAAATGTTCAATGGTATAGCAGATGGAGAAAATACTATTATGGAAATCTTAGATTCAGCATTTCAATCATCATATGAAGAAGGAGTATTATGTCCAGCAGTACCAATCAATAATTTTGTTCTTAAAGATGTTGCGATACCGCCTACTAATTTTGAAGGATTATTACAACAATTCCAAAAAGAATACGGAATATATGATGGAGGACCTGTTATATTCCATGACAGATTAGCAGTCAATGGTCAATCAGAAGATGTTTATTTTTTATTACCAAAAAGAGGTGTCGTAGATATGGAATTCGATGAAGGATGGACAATAGAATTCCGTGTTCGTCATATAGAAACACCAGATGCTAATGATATGATATGCTTCTTAGAACCTTCTAGAAAAAAGATAATATGGCCTATTACAGAAAGAGATATTCGTAGACCAGGTGATAGTAAAGAATTTTCTAATAAAGGTACTACTAGATATGCTAAAGGATCTACAATAGGTGCTCAACAACCTGGATCTAAAGAAACATTAAATCAAGAAGTAATTCAAACAAATACAGAATACTTAGTACCTGATGAACAAAAGTATGAAAATTATGACCATATTTATATAAAAGTACCTAATGCTTTCTTTACATTTACACCAGGTGATATGGTAACAGTAAAATGGAGAGATCAAGTCTATAAAGCAAATGTAAAAGAATGGGCTTCGCAATATTCTGATGGATTACGTATTATTTTATTAGTATTAATATCTAAAATAGACGATACTAAAAAGACATGGGCTGATAAAGTATCACCGGGTAACTGGATACAAAAAATGCAAGAATCTATAGCTGGTACTAATGCTAAAATAACAAATACTTTAAATAATTGGTCAGATAAAACCGGTAACTGGTTACAAGATCAATTCCAAGCATTCTCTAAATGGGAAGATGAACATTTAAAATTTAAAGGTATGAATATATTAGAATGGATGCAAATGGTTGATCCAGATATAGAAGCACCAGTATTCGATCAAGAGGCTAATACGGCTATGACAGAAATACAATACTTAAGAGAATTATATTCTGTCGATTATGATAATCCGTATATGTATGGTACAATGCATAATAATGCTACTAATGGTAGATTACAAAATAAATCTCAATTAGGAGGAAACTATCCTGAATTAAATGAGATAATTAAAAAACTACCAAACGATTTAGTTAAATATTAAAATATAAAATGCCCCCATATGGGGGCTTATATTTTAACGTAAATTTTAGTTGTCTTAAGTTTTTTTTTTTGTATATTATATAAATGATAGAAATAAATAATAAACATTTGGTGACCAAAATGGTCTTAAATATCTAATGCCAAATGTACAGGAGGATAAAATGAACACAATTAAAAATGGAGTAAATTTAATGGACGGAATAGCTAATCTTGTTAACGGAGGTAATCTAATCAATTTAACACCTCACCCAATCAATATCATCTTGGATAACGATAGTGACCCAATCGTTATCACTCCTAGTGGGGTAGTTCCTAGGGTAGCTTCTACAGCTACAGTCGTTGCACCTGGTTTTATCACAAGTACTTTTGGAGATGTGACAGATCTCCCAGATCCAGTACCAGGTAAGTTATTAATGTTGGGGCCATGGTAAGAACGGCCCTTCCCGACAGGGATGATTTAATCGGCCCAGACACAAGTCCAACAGGGGCCGTTAGAAATGCTGATGGACAAATCGTAGGAGTTAGAGGTTTCCAATTCTAACTTCCTGCGACGAGAAGGAAAACTCGTTAAAACCAAACCCCTTTCTTTTTTATATTGTATACATGAATATAAATAACGTTAATTTTATAAACATGTATATAATATAAATGATTCAACTTAGAATCAACTCCTTATAGTTTTTATTTCTGGTATTATATCGACGATTGTCGCTTTCGCTTAAGCACTTTTGTTGATATAATACCAAACTTATTATTTAGAATATTTAGGGTTATTCTTTTTTGAATCATGAAATATTTAGCTAAGTATTTCCACAAAAAAAAAATGAAAAAATTAGGAGGAAAAAACTATGGGAAAAAAAATCTCAGTAACAAACACATTTGCAACACCAATATCGCCAATGGCACAACATATGTACAATGATTTATTGAAAAGAAATGAAGGATTAATTTTGGATGAAGCGGATCCAAAAGTAACTTACATTACAGACAGTAATATGGAAGTAGCAAAATTCATTGCGTTATCAGGGGATGACGATAAAAGAATTTTCGGAAAAGAAGTATTTAACTTCTTAGGACAAAAATTAGAATTACCTTATGAAAAGGTATCTTATAATGTAGTAGATATTGCTACAGGAAAAGTAACACCAAAAGTGGTAAAATACTTAGATACACAAGATACAGAAATAGTATCAGAAATCTACAAAGAATTCTACAGACTTGCTACATTCTTGATATCTCAAGAAATAGCTATGAAAGGTCTATTACCTACATTGACAGAAAAAGGTGAATATATTGTTGACCAAAAAACAGGTTTACCAATGGTAGGAGCTCAATACTTAGAACATTACTTTGGATTAACTCACGCTGGTTCACAAGAAGAAAAAGCAAGAGCAAATGCAATAGCAGATGTCAACAGATGGTCTTTTGGATCATTAGTTTATCAAATGAAAGTATCTCATTCTATGTGGAAAGAAATCCATAACAAATTTAAATCTGGAGATATTCAGAAATATGGTAATGGTCCTACAGTAGATAATATTGGAGTATCAGACTTTCATGTTGCGTCGTCTGTATTAAATCCGACTACATATGTTGGTGGAACTACAACACCTGAAAGAACTACATTCGAATTCGATTCTAGTAAGACATTTAGATCAGACATACCAAATATGTTAGTAGGTACTCAAGCAAACTTTACTGGTACACCGGCTCCAACAGCTTATGCTGGACAACCTAATGTACAACCAAGTGTTCAAGCAGCACCAGTACAACAAGGTCCAGTACAACCAGTAGAACCTAAAGGAACAACTAAAAGACAAAAATAATTAATGCTCCCCGAAAGGGGAGTTTATTTTTATTGAGTAGGAGATGATAGAATGTCTTATTATACTAAAGATCAAGTATTAGGCTTAGAACCTATAAAAGATTTAGGAGATGAATTATTTTCGAAATTTACAACTAAAATAAAATTAATAGCTCTATCCAATAGACTTATTAATCAAAAAATAATAGACATAAAAAAATATATAACAGAAATAGAAGAAGAAATCTTCGAAGACACACCTAGAAGATACTTTTATCCAGATAGTATGGGTCCACACTCAGGGGTAACTTTAGAGGTAAAGGTAAGAGAAAATAAATTAGCATTCAGAAATAACATAAGAGAATTACTATATTGTACTGCATTGAAGACTGCTTTGAGTATAGGTAAACCTCAAAAGATTGTTAATGATGAAGCATTATTAGCATTAGATAAAATACAAAATTCAGTAAACATATTAAAAGATTTAATACAAAAGGGAGACGATAAGTAATGACTAAAACTACAACATTGAACATATCAGGATCTACATTAAGAAACTGGCATACATGGTCAGAAAGAGAGAGAATGACATTTTTAGATAGATCTACACATTACACTCTATATGCATTTTTACAATTAAAATTATTACTAGATGAAGTATCAGCATCAGAAATGACTGATATTGAATCTATGTTATACAAAAGAGCTAGAGAAAAGAAAATAGAAATAACAGAAATTCTATCTTCTAAGTGGGAAAATCCTAGATATGGATACCCATATTTATTTATAGAAAAAATATATAAAGAATTCAAAGGAGTGAAATAATATGACAGAACTAATAGGAACTTTGAATGATACAATAGAGGTATTACAAAGAACAGAAAAAGTTGATGTTGAATTAGGAAGACATTTCTCTACTAAGGGATATACATCTTGTATATTATACGCTGTAAGTAAAGATAATACATTATATAGATGTCAAACTTTCAAAGACCCAGATGAAAATATTTGTGGTGCTGTCTCCGTGTATCGTAATTTTGATGTAAATCAAGATCTATTCCTTGATCCTTCAACACATCCTACAATTTCTGAATATAACGGTAAACTATTTGAACCTAATAAGATTCATAAGGAAGAATTCCTAAAGATATTACAATTAGATAGAGAACCTGACGAACATTATACTTTTTCTAAAGAAGATGATATTATGAAAATGGAAGGCTTAGGAGATAGAATTTTAGATTCAGTAATAAATGTGTATTCACCAATATTAACATTCTAAGGAGGCTTTATGATAAAATATGAAAAGGGAGATATTTTAGAAGACATTGGATTAGATTTAGTAATGATTCCTGTTAATTGTGAAGGTGTGCATGGAGCAGGTTTAGCAAAGGAATGGGCTGAGAAACATCCAGCCCAAGCTAAACTTTATAGAGCTCTTTGTACAAATACCTATAGACAATTAGAACAAGGAGGAGATCTAACAATTATAGGCAATTTTATTTTGTTTGCAACTAAAACAAAATGGAAAAATAAATCCACATTAAAATATATAACAAGAGGTATGAAAAAGTTATATGATACACTTGAAAACTTTGATATGACTGGTAATATAACAATTCGTATACCTAAATTAGGATGCGGTTGCGGAGGACTGGAATGGCCTGCTGTTAAATATATAATAGAAAATGAAATATTATCTATTGATTCTGATAGAGAAGCTAATGAACAAGGTGCAATTACATGGGTAATATACGAATAAATTTTAAACCTTCTAAACCTTCTCTTATATTAGATTTAAATAGGAGGAAGAAATGGCTGAAAAAATAAAAATATCAGAATTAAAAAATAGTAAAGCAGAAAAAAGAATAATATTATCAACAGGATTTAGAAATGTAGATACAGCAATAGGATACAGAATGTACGATCCTGTAACAAATGAATTAATGCATGTAAATAGAGGGATGTTATCCGGTGGTATAATAACTGTCATCGGAGCATCCCATACTGGTAAATCTACATGGTGTGCCCAAGTATTAGCTAATATGGCACGTCCATGGATTATATCAGGAGACACCAGAGTAAAAATTCATTTTTTTAGTATTGAAGACGGTATTGATGCTAACCGTTTTAGGGTTACTGCTAAGTTAAGTTTAGAAGATGTGGATAATCATATTGTATTTGAAGAAAATAAATCTATAGAAGCAGTTAAAAAATGTATATTAGAAGATGTAAAAGCTAAACAAGAAAAGGATTACCAAATGATCCAGACTCGTAATCATATGGGTCAACCTATATTGATACATCATCCTACTTTTATATTAATAGACTCTGTAACAAAATTAGTAACCGATAAAGTACAAGATCTAAAGAATGATACAACAAATGCTATGTACATGCAAGTAGCAGGAGAATTAGATAGATTTTTAAAACAACATGGGAACATATTTCAAAAATATAATATTACATTAATGTCAACTGCTCATACAGGAATTAAAATAGATCCTAATGCTATGCCGGGTATGAGACCTAAAAAGAAATTTAAATATCTACCAGCAACATTAGATATTAAAGCACCTGATAGTTTTGTTTATGATTGTTCATTTGGTATTAACTTAGAGACAATCTTAGCATCAGATAAAAAAGCAGTAGAAGAAAAATGTTCTGCTGGTTATTTAGATGCTATAGCTATAATAGAAGGTAGATTTTATAAAAGTAGACAGCCAGGAGAAGGTGCAACATTTACATTAGTACAAGACACAAAAGGATTTAGTCCTGAAAAGTCTTTAATATATGAATGTCAAAAAAGAAAGATATTACAAAGTAAACCTGGTTACAGAGAATTAGAAGGTTACGGAAAAGTAAAGAATGGAGACTTATTAGAAACATTTAGAACAGATGCTAACTTTAGAAGATGTCTATATGCTGAATTGGATAAAGAATATGAGGAATCTTTAGATTCTGGTAGATTATCGAATGAAGAAGTTAATGTTTCTAATATGGTGTATGATTTAATGAATGAAGAATTCTAATATAGGAGAAAAGAATGTTTAAAAAGACTATAATGATAGGTATTATTCTATTTCTATGTGTAATTTGCAACGCTTCAGCTAAAGAAGTTAGTACTGAATATGGGAACATTTCCTATGATACTACGGAGAAGATATATCACCCAGATAATGTCAAACTTTATATGCCGAAGAATGGTTCGATAGATCAATTCGATTGTATATCTGCAAAAGGAGAATATCAATGGGTAAGTGACGGAGTATTATTAAAAGGAATGTGGTGTAATACAGCAAACATGAAAACAGAATATAAATACAATCAATACTTGATTCTATCAAATATGCAATATGAGAATGTATTTGTATTTATTCCAGATGAAAAGATATTAGGATACCCTACTAGAAATAATGATGATAAATATATCATATTTAATTTAGATATAAATGAAAAATAATAGCCTCCCGAAAGGGAGGGTTTTATTTTCACTGATGTTCATCTTAATATTCTTCAATTATATATTATATAATTGAAGGAAATAAATAATAATATAAGGAGATGATTTTTATGTTTATCAACAAAATTGAAGGTGTAGATTGGAGACAATTTAGCGGAACCTTTAATATGCAGAGAAAAAATAGAAAGTACGGAGAAAAAATCGCGTACTTTAAGGGGAGAAAAAGAATCCCCATAGAAGAATTAAAAAATCTACCTGCAGCTGATGATAATGTATTATTATTTATGTCTCAGGTGGAAGCACCTAAGGGACACACAAAAGAATGGCTAGAATTGTCTAAAAAGATAAATGTTCCTGTATTACCATTTGTAATAATAAGAGAATATTCTCGTTTCACTAAAGAGGATTTCTCTAACTGTAAAGTTAACATTGACTACTGTGATAGAGACAGTAGAGATTCAGATGAATTTGGTTATTTCTTAAGAAGTCTTAAAGAGCTTCCAGAATATTGTAACATAATATCTGAAGCAGCAAAAAATATAGATTTGATCGTTCCATCTTTAAATGGGATGATGAAAGAAGTTAACTTGTATCTTGATACGAGACCAAATGGTCAAGTAGAAGTATCTGTAAAAGATATCAACTACTTCAATTGCATCAGAAAAGATCATTTCGATTACGATGTGAAAAATGATATTGTTGCAAGAACCGAAAAAGGTACAAATAACTTCTTCATCTCATGTAATCCTTATGGAGAAACAAATCCATACTTCCCAGAAGATTCAAAATGGGATAAAAAAGGATTACAAACATTTGGTATTTCTGAAGAATCTCTAGATCACTGGAATTCTTATCTCAATGAACTAATGAGATCTATAGAAAACCAAATTAAAGAAGTAATCGTTAATATGGAACAAAAAATCAAAGATGATGTAACACATAACTGGAATGAATACTGTATAAAAGAACGTCAAAAACAAGCAGGTGGAAGAACAGCCGGAGAATGGGAAGACGAGTTCAGCATGTGGGACAAATAGACAAGATTAAATCTCCTATAACAGGAGATTTTTTTCTTTTCGTTTTATTAAGCAAAAATACATCAAACCGACTATCATTATAGATTATAATTTACAGGAGAATATACTATGACTAGAAAAAATACAATAGACTATAATAAATGTACTGACGGTACTAGGATTTATAAAGCTACATATAAATTTAAAAATATCTTTGGTGATGTTCGAGAATGTGACATAAGATATATTATACATAAAGATGGATCTCCATATTTCTGTATGAAAGATATAGGTAGAGCAATGGGATTATCTCACTTTTCGAATGCAGTTAGAAATGTTGATCCAGCACATAAAATAAAAAAGAAAATGTATTCAGAAACAATAACTCAATTTGATGGAAAAGTAGTTAAGCAGGCTTTTATTTATAATTTTTTATCTGATATGGGAACAAGACAAGCAATTGGGAAATCAAGAAAGAATGGTGCTGAAGATTTTAAACAATGGTTATTCGGAACTATAGTCCCTTTAATAAATGATGGAGAGATAAAGAACGTTGAATGGATGGATAAAATAGATGATGAAAAATTAAATATCCATGGAGCTATTGAATACGGAACACGAATTTTTAATGGTCAATATATGACAATAACCGAATTCATGGTCTCGCATTGTTTAAAGCCAATATATTATGACAAGACAGTATTAGAAAAGAAAGTGATTAAATATTGTTGTGAAAGAAATATTATAATAGAGTCAGTAAAAATAGGTAAAAGTAAATATAATACTTATCCATATATAGCTTTAGCAGAAGTTTTTCTTTCTCATGCAAATGATATAATAAAAAACAGAAATATAGGGGGATGATTATTATGAACGACAAACTTGGTTTAATAGTAAAGGATGGTATAACTTATAGAGGAGATAAAACACTTTCATTTGAATATTATATTCCTAAATGGAATAATGAAAATATAAATAAATTCGATGGTATAATATTTCAAGTAGAAACTATTTTCGATACTGAGAATAAGGTATATAGAAAAAAATATATAGCTGAAGATATATTAGCTAAACCAAAATTTAGTTTAACATATAATTACAAAGATGCTATTAAATTTAATACAATTGAAGAATTAGCAGAAGATGTCTATACTAGGGTTAAGAAAATGTATCAAGAAGGAAGAATAAAATGAAAACAATAGAAAAGACTTTACATAGAATACCTTATGAAGAGAAAGTAGATTGTTATACTGATGATGAAGATGTTATTGAAAGATGGTGTGTAGATAAATTCGAAAATACGGATCATTTAATAGCAATACCATATATAGAAGGTATTCCAGTTTCATTAGAGTACGAAGAAGGAAAGATAGATCAAGTAATAGGTAAAGGAAATGGTAAATTTGGTTCTAATTATAGTAATCAAATATCTTTAATAGATAATCTACCTTTAGAGATAAAATATTGTGATACTCCAGTAATTATCAGAGGCATAATAACAATATACTATAGTGATTTCAAAAGAATAAATGAGAATAGATTTGCTATAGGAGAAAAACTATTTCCGACTATTACTGCTATGATATACGATTTCTTATTAAATGATGATTCTGATACTACTGAAAATGTATTAAAATTTATAGCAATAGATTTAGTCACAGATCCTGGTACAAAATACTACGAAGAAAAGTTAGAACTGTTATCAGATGAAGGTTTTGAAATACCTGTATACGAAAAGATTTCTAAAACAGACTTTAGAGATGTTAATAATTTATTATATAATTTGAATAAAAAAAATGAAAACTTCGAAGAATGGGAATTTCTAACATACATTGATAACACAGGAGATAACTGGGTAAAAATAATTGATAAAGAACTCCCATATCAATTAACTTATATGTATTAAAAAAAAAAAATAAACAGGTAGTAACCAAACTACCTGTTTATATACTTAGTCTAGCATATCAAGACTTTTTGTAAACAGTCTCAAATATAAACCCTTTTGAATATAGTATCCAAAGGATATTGCTAACACTAAGTAAAACATGTTCTTAGGATTAAAACTCCAGAAGAATAATGTTACCATCAAAAAGATGGGAATTGTTACGAACAACGATGATGAGATTATTTTTCGATCTGGGCGACCGAATCTCAGCATATCGTGTAACAACACGGGTAGTGTTATTTTAAATAGCACTATCCCCCATAATATATATGAGAGAATTTGCATATATAACACCTTCTTTCATAATGTAATCATATATATGATATACAATTATATTTATTTAAAAAGGTGTAAAAAAAAAGGACCCCCATATGGGGGTCAAATTATTTTAATGCCTTTTTGACTGGATCTGTTTCGTACTTGAACCATAAGTGATTTCCGATGATGTATATAAGAAATGCTGAAATTACTTTAGTGTATTCGAAGTCACTGAGCCAGATCATATGTATTGAAGTATACGCATACGTTAAAGCGAATACCACTATACATCTAAAAAGATAATGCCATTCTCTTTTATCAACATAAAGAGTTTCCCAGAAGTCGAAATCTCTACTCTTTAAAGAATCAAGAACCACGAATTTCAATATTTTACTAGCATACATAGTAACAATTAATGCTATGACCCATTGCCATATAATATTAGGAAATGGGTTACTAAGATAATTTACTGACCAGAAAAGTGATGCTAATAACATAAATCTAATAATACGATCCATCCAAACTTGTTTTTGCCATTGTTTTCTTAATTGAAATGCCTCTTCTTTTATATCATTGAACTCTTTTTCGTAATATTCTTTAGAATGAGTAGGGTTAGGAATATAATCGAATTTATTCAATGTAGGGTTTTTTTCGTGACCGATAACTCTCTCTGTCACTATATAATTTTTATCCCTTACTTTTATTGTCTCTACGTCGTGAAACCATACCGGAGATTTCATCCAAGATTCTACAAGGTGTCTGAAAAACTTACTTGTAGTTGTTACTCTTATTTTATTACCAGCTTTTAGACCTAATTTTATTTTTATTCTGTCTAATAAAGTATACTTTGCTTCCTCTCTATCATAGTATATTCTCATAGCATAACTTGTTGAAGCTAAAGAGTTAGCTCTTGTATCAATCTTTCTTTGATACTCGTCTTTTGTCATAAATTTCATTTTTGTTACCTCCTATAATTTTTTTATTATCATATATATGATATACAACTTACTAAAATTTAGTTAAACTATTAAGTAAGATAAAATATTTTAAATTATATATTATCCATATGATAGTGATAATTGTATTTAAAAGATTTATAATATCTTTTCAAATATGATTACCCTATCACTTATCTAAATAAAGAAAGGAGATGTGTTTTTTTATGATTCGTTATGATGAATCTAAGGTGTACAACATACCTAAAAATTCATTAAGTAGTTTTTCGGATTTTGCATTAACTGTACCGTTCGCTGGTATGACGTCTACTATGAGACAACATATGTGGCATTCACACTTATCACAAATCATAATACCTGATAATGCTGAACGTCCATTAATTGATACTCCGTATACGAAAGATATATTATTCTCTAGTGATAACACATTACTAGAAGGTAATATAACATTAGTAGATAAAATAGAAAAAGTAATAAATGGATATGTATGCAATACTACATATATTTATTATGATCATACTAAAGAACAGTATTTTGTTGAGAAGCATGGTAAATACAGAAAATCAGCAAAATATTTTGTACCAGTTAAATCACAATTCGACGACATGGAAATAGGAGAAACCAAAAATGACATTTATGCGTCCTATATCGAATCAATGGACGTAAGAGACGGAGGTATTGCATTTGGAAGGAATATATCGGTCATCTATGATATCGATAAAAATGTTGGAGAAGACTCTATAGTTATTTCGGAGGAATTAGCTAATTCACTAAGAGTTCACCCAGCCTATGATCCAGTGGAAATAAAGTTTAACCCACGTGAAGAAATATTATTAGATCGATACGGTTATATAGATGATAACGGTATTATTCATTATCAACCATTTCCGTTACCAGGTGAAAAAATAAAAGACGGAGAAGTAGCAGTAGTATCAAAAGTAGCAAAAGATTTCTTGGCATCATCTGATGATATAGTTCATAATAGTGATATTGGATATTATGTACTAGGAGGAGAAGTAACCGATATAGAAGTGTATTCTAATAATGTAATAGATAACCCATTCTTGGAAAATCTAAGACAAGCGAATTTAGATTACTTCAGAAATATCGTTATAGCATTAAATAAATTAGATCCATCTAGAATGTCATTACAGGCAAAAAGTTATCAAGAGAAATTATCAAAAATTACTACTGAGAAATTGAGATTCGGTACAGAAGAATTAAAGAAAGCTATAAAGATTAGAATAACTATAGCAGGAGATGAACCTATAACACCAGGTGCTAAGATTACTAACAGATATGGTGGAAAAGGAACATTCTCTAAAGTTCTGATCGCTAAAGAAACCATGTATGACGAATTCGGTAGAAAAATAGATGCTAAAATAAATGCATCAGGAGTTTGTAATAGAGAAAATATTTCTCAACAAATGGAACATTCCATGTCTACATGTAATTTTTGGTTAATGAGATATCTAGAATATAGTGAGGATAAGTTAGAAGATAAATATAAAAATATAATGGATTGGATTTATATATTAAAACAATTTAATCTGATAAAGTTATTCTCTTCTCTAGATATGAAGACCGTAGTTAAATATTGTACAGAAAATTATTTACATCTGAAATTTGATCCATTTGACAAAGAAGTTAATAAACTAATGCTATTTGAATTAGTAAAGCTTACTAAGAAAATTAATCCTGAAATGAGACCATTAGAAGTTTATGAGAATAATGTTAAATTAGGGGATAAATTCGATATAGGAATAGTATTTATAGTAGTATTAGAGAATGGACCAAGAAAAGATAATAGTATGAGATCTGATAGAATAAATTCTGCTAAAGGTGGATTAAGTAGAGTTGGATTAGATAAAAAGAAATTCCATAGTAAATATCTAACAACAGCTGCTAAACAATCAGATCTGGCACAACACGTAACAATAACGTCGCAATTCGATTCGGATAAAAAATTATTTACACCGGATCTATCTCAACTTTCGAGTTCTTTAAATGCAATAGGAATTACAATAGGATTAGAAGAAGTTCCAGAAAGTGAGGAATGATGTTAGAATATAATGAAGAAGGAAAATTAATATTACAGAATACACCAATAGTAAATATTAAGACTCAATCTAAATATATATCGGATGATATGGAAGTTATAGATATAGATGGGAAAAAATATTTGAACTCTAAATACTCATTTAATAAGATACCGCCAAAAGTATTTAAATTAGAAAATTGGGAAGTATTCACACAAAAAGAACCTACTGAGATAGCAGTATTAGAAAGGAATATAGTTTCTTTAAATAAATTAAAGATTACACCAGAAACTAATTCATTCAATATAATGTTAATAATGTATTTAAAGGAAATGGCTCCTAATAATTCATTAATAACTACTAATGCTGCAAGATTGAAACACTTATTAAACAAATTAATAAATTTTCCAGATGATCCAATATCTTGGAAATTTGCTATAGAATTGTTAGAATATGTCTCCAGTAACATGGACATGTTCTTACAATGGATGTCTGGGGAAAAAGCAAAGGGAATTTTAAACAAGTATCTAAAAATATAAAAAAATCAATTAAAGAAGGAGAAAGAATTATGCAATTTAAAGACAAACAAAATTTAGTGATAAGATTAAATAACTCAACAGGAGAATATGATTTCGAATATAATCCAGATATTATTTTCAATGGAGAAAAATATAATGAACAGGAACTTATAAATGAATTAACAAAAGAAAGATTTTTATATAAAGAATTGGTATTAGGAATGGATGACAAAAATAGAGTATATTTTTATCCACCTGAATTATATGGAAGTAATAAAACACTAAAAGATTACAGAATTGAACATTGGTTATTCTTAGATGATAGAAGATACAGTACTATTTTAAATAGTGGATTTCAACATGATGTTATTACATGGATGAAATCTGCAACAGAAACTATAAATAAATTTGGACAAATAATTAATGAGGCTGGATCTGTAATAAATGTAAGTACAGAAGCATTAAACAATGCAATGGCTATTGTTAATGGCAGTAATAACAATAATCAAGCTGGTCAATTTCCTCAACCAGCGGGGGCAGCTATCATTAAACAACCAACAACTACAACATCATCAGGTACAGCTGTAAGAAAATAAACTTGGAGGTAGTCATTACTACCTCCATTATATATGAAAGGAGATATAATGGCTAATTTAATAGATTCTTCAATAAGAGAGATGCAAAAAGAAAGAAAAGCAGAAGAAGAATTAATTCATAATATAACAACAAATGGTGAAAGATTAGGATTAAGTTGGTATAAATATAATAACGAATATTTTCAAATATATAATGATAAAATTCTAAGAAGCCACCAAAATAATTTAAAGATTAATACAAGAGAAGGATGGTTTATATTAGATTTAAGAAATGTAAATGCTTGTGTAATCTATATAGATGGATTTGAGAAAATACTAAATGGTGTATCAGTAGAAGACATTGTTATATATCCTGATAAATACTTCTTATTTAAAACACCAGATGGTAGAATAACAGAATTATGGAGACATTCAGCACAAATATTAGTAGCAGATGAAATCTATAGATTAAATCAAAATGTATGGTGTGTTTCCAGTAATGGAATATACTATATAACAAATTTAAATGACAGAGAAACTATCGCTGTTGGAAGATACCCTTTAATATACGATAATGTGAATAATAAATTGTCATATTTCGACACATTACAAGGAGGAATCATGATAGATGTATCACATTTATTGGAAAGATTCGCTAATTAAAAAATACTTATATATAATATAATTGGTAAAATAATATCGGCTCCAAATGAAGCTGATTGAAATTAAAAAAAACTTAATAATGGAGGTATTAACATGAACAATTGGAATAATAACAATTGGAACAACAATAACGGATGGGGAGGTAACGGGTACGTACAACAATCTAATCCATACAATCCACAACCAATACAACAACAGGTGGTACAACCACCACAAATGGTGCAACAGGTAACACCACCAATTCAACAACAACCAATGGTGTCACAACCAGCTCAACCACAGTTGCCACCGTTCAACTTTAAAACTGATCCTAACGATGAATTATTCTTTACGAAAATATTGACTGCTATATTAACAAATGGTATAGCAAAAGCTAAAGATGGTTTATCTAACACGAAAGGTTACACATGTACATTTAAAGGTAATAACTTTACATTAACAATTAACTTAGTATTTAATACGGTGTACAAACATTTACAACCTTATGTATACAATGGCAATACAACAAACATCAATACTCCACATGGAGAAAATATTGATGACATGTTCTTAAAATCAGCAGCATTCTTAACACCACAATTAGCAACAATAAGAGATAATTATGGTAGATCAAGAACAGCTGATGGTAGAACAATAATCGAATACATGGATAAATTGTCTCAGTATATTGATGCTGTAGGAGATTATGTAGATAAATTTATAATTAAAAATCCTAATGGTACATATACAATCGACCCTCGATTCCAATCTATTTTAACATATTCATTTAGATTTGGAGGTATAAATGTTACACCAAATATTAAATGGGAAGACAGAATTGTTACAGATGGATACGGAAGACAATTTAAACAAAGTCAACCAGTTATAGGGTTCTTGTATTCATTATCAGAAGATGTCACACTGACAATAAAACAAGACCAAGCATTTATGGAATAACTTACGGAGTCCCCCTGAGTGGGGACTTCTTTACTTATACGCAGAAAAATATATTCTATTTTTTTATTAAACTTAAATATCGTATACAATTATATCTTTTTGGAGGACAGTATGATAAAAAGGTTCAAATGTAAAGGTATGGTAGGAATACCAGATTGTGATATTAAATTAGGAACAGAAAAAAAGATAGTTATTACTGGTCCTAATGGATCAGGTAAAACATCGTTACTGAAACAAATTACTCATCCTTTATCGTCTCATGATAAATATAATAGATTAAAGACAGGTGTGGACGAAGGATTTATAGAAATGAAAATTGATTTCTACGGAGTTAATTATAAAGTACAACATTTATATAATAGAAATAAACCGGGACAATCTCCAAAAGTTATGTCATATTTATTTAAAGAAGAAAATGGAGTATACAATAACTTAGTAGAGAATGGTTTACCTACTAACTTTAAATCAGTAGTAGAAAAAGAATTATGTTATTCTGATTATCTTTATAATATTTTAAATATAGGATCTCATAATAAGGGATTAATAGAACAAACAACATCTGAAAGATTAGACTATTTAAAGAAAGTAACTAATCAAGATGTCTTAACAGTTTTAAAAGATAATGTTAATAATAATTTTTCACAATATTCTAGTAATAGTAAATATATAGCTAATGAAATATCTAAGATGGGTGACATAGATGACATGAAAAGAAGAATGTCTTTGTTACAAAGTAAATCTATAGAACTCACCAATCAAAGAGATAGTTATCAATTAGAGTATAATAATTTAGAAAATGTTGATATATCTGTATTAGACGAAAAGATAGAATTAAGATCTCAATATAGAAATCAATTAAATATGTATAATAACTTAAGAGTAATTCTAGAAGATATAGTAGATGATAAAAATACTTTACCAGAATTATCTTATAATTTAGTATATAATAAATTAATACAAGTACTTACTAAAGAAGAAACAAGATTAGATTTCTTAACTGAGAAAATTAATAATCTTAATACTGAATTATTACAAATAAAAGATTTAAATAATGATGAATTAATATTAGAGAAAGAAACATTAGAGAAGCAAGTAGATGAAGTAATGAGTAAATATAAGAATAAGGAATTTCCTGATCTAATTAATGTGACAATTGATAATTTAGATAGATCAGTATTTATTATAGAGAATTATATTTTACCTACTATGGAGAATATAACAGATACATCTACTGTATTAGAATTAATTGAAAAAGAAAATATAGAAGAGTATTCTAAAGAAATACAAATACAATTAGATAAATTAATAGAAGAGAAAGATAAGATAATACACGATTTAGAACAATTACATGTTGCGTCTAATATAGCAGAATTATCTTTTCCTTCAGAATGTAAAATACCTACATGTCAATTACGTGTAGAATATGAACAACAAATAAAGAATTTGAATATAAATCAAATACTAAAAAATAGACAAATAGAAATTAACAATGATATAAATAGATATGGAGAAATCTATAGAGAAAGAGAGTCTATAGTTAATACATTAAAAGATACTTTTAATAGAATAGAGAATGTGAAATTATTAGAAGTAGCTAATCTATTCGGAGATTATAAATTAGTAGATCTTTTTAGAGATACGATAATAAATAAGATATTAGTAAAAATAAAAGAATTTATTATGTATATAAAAGATACTAATGATTTAGAGTTGATTTATGTTAAATTAGAATCTTTAAAGAATATAGTGAAGACTACAGAAAATAATTCTAAAGAAAAATTTAATAAAATTAATCATTCTTTAGAGGAACTAAATACAGAAGAACAAGAACTAATGAGAAAAATATCGAATTTACACGACAAAAAAAATAAATTAGAAAAAGAAAATTTTTCAGATAATTTAAAGTCATTAAAGTATTCTGAAATAGAAAAAGATAAACAAAAGAAATGGGATATGATAGAATCATTATCAAAGGAAATAGATACAATAAATGAAATAGATATTAAGAAAGAAAAATTGTATGAATTAGTAAAGCAAAAGAATATAGAGTTAAAAGAAAATACTGATGAGTATTATAAGCTTAAAGAGGGATTAGAAAGAATAAGTTTACTTACTAAAGATTTCGATAATACAATTAAACATGTAGAAAAGTTAAAAGTACTTAGAGAAATAGTTGGTAGAGTATTACCTGCTCGTATAATGGATTCTTATCTGGACGAAGTAGCTAAATTAGTTAACTTTCTATTAGATGGGATAATGACTATTAGATTTGATACTACTGACGGTATTGAAATATATAGTACAATTAAAGCAGAAGAAAGACCAGCATCTGTTATGTCTCAAGGTGAAAAATCAATGTTATCTATTGCATTATTAATAGCATTTAAAAGAATGATAAAATGGGATGTAATATCTGTTGATGAAGGATCTGCTGCATTAGATGAAGATAATAAAGACAAATATATGTCTATGATTACTCGTTATATAGAAGCAGTAGATACTATTAGTCAGATATTTATCGTATCACATGATTTCTTTGTATCTGAAGGAATGGATGTAAGAATATTAAGAATGGAAGAGCTTTAAATTATTTGAAGTTATATATAATATAAATGGTAATAAAAAAAAAAATCTTAAGGAGGCAAATTATTATGGATGACGAAAATAACAAAGAAGTGGATAAAAGAGGACCCTATAATAAAAATTATAATATAAATCAACTTTTGACACTGACTCTTCTTTTCGAGAATGATGAGTTCTGGCTTTCTACAGTTCAGTTAGCTGATATATCAGGTAGAAAACATAAGCATGTTTTAGAGGATGTACGAAGAGATTTGTTGGAGGGGGTCGTGGAGTTAAAACAAGAACTACAATTAGAAGATAAAAAAGTAGCATTTCTAGGTTTTGAAAAAATAATACTTCCTCTTTCTAATACTGATAAAAAAATCGTTAAACGATGTTGTGAAATACAACCGTTTTACAAATTGCGCGTTCCGACAGTGGGCAATAAGGAATTAAAAGATGTTATGCCTATATACGGAGATGATAATAGATTTGGTATTATAGATGCCATTAATAATATAAAAGTGAAAGAAGACGTATATATTGATGAAAAAAATAGAAAACAAAAAATGTTCTTATTAAATGATAGAGCAGCACTAGTATGTTTATTAAGATACTCTTTAGCAGTACGGATTCATATTGCAAATTTATTCTTAGAGCAAAAAAACTTTTAATCGGCCGAAATTTCGGCTCATTGATAAAAAAAAAAATCTTAAGGAGGAAATGATTATGGAAAAAAATGAAATCAAATTATTAGCAAGGGAAATTTCTAAGAAACACTTAACAGATACAAAAATGAAAGAGGTTTTCATAAAGTTAGCATCTCAACCTAGTAAAATGTATTTATTTACAGTAACTGCTGATCTAGGGTTTTTAGATGACGAGTTCTGGAAAAAATGTTACGACTCATGTAAAAAAAGATATCCATTGGACCCTAAAAAACATTTTAAATTCTTAGGGGATTTAGATGAGTTCATATTATTACCATCAAATAATATGACATTAAATTATTATATGATATTTAAAGATTCTAAGACAGTGAAATTCTGTATTACGTCGAGTATTCCAGTAGCTGCAGATATTTTACATGGAAAAGAAAAATCAAAGAGATTCAATTCTATCAATGAAATAATAAGAACAGAAATTAGAGGAGAATTATGTGGTTGGGATCAAGAATTGATGCAAACTTTCAACAAAAGTATTAGTAACTACAAACCAGAAAAAGTGGTGGGATCTATAACATTTGAACCTTGGTATTGGTTTGGTATGGAGAAGAAATATCAAGGTATCTTTTATGAAGAAGCTGATATGTTAGAATTAAAAGATAATATGGAAGCAACATTTGATCCATATCATTATATATTAGCTTTATGTAATGAAATGGATAATTCTCAATTCTTAAGTTCAAATGGTATTTTAGCTGATATGAAATCTATATTAGATAATAAAGTAATCAGATTAGCTAATGAAACAGGATTATCACCAAAAGAAGTATTAACTAAATATAGATTAGACATCTTAAAAGAATCAACAGCAAATATGTTAGAAATATTTTCGATTAATGTTGAACATGTATTAAGATTCTATAAAGGTGATAGATTAGCATATGTATTAGACGGTGTATTAGATGCAGTTAGAAGATGTTATATAAGATCGTGTGTAGAAAATGATATTCCTATGGTAGTAGATACTTTAACACCTAAGTACAATAAACTTTTACCTAAAATGTTCCAAAAAGCAAAGGAATGTGTCTACGAGCATTTAATAAGAGACAAATATGACACAAATAAATTAATACATTTATCTATAGCTAACAATATGTTAAGAAACGAAGAAGAAAAAGAAATGATCGAAAGGATGAAAGCTGAAACACATAGTTTGATATCTGAGTTGATGAATCGATTCCAAGATTTCGACGATGATGACGATATTGACGAAGATAAACAATTAATAAACTAATAAAGGAGGAAATAACTATGTTGAATAGTTATTTTAAAGAAGTATCAGATAATCAAAAAAATCTGGTATTTGTAATAAATGGGACCGAATATTCTTTCGTCGGTCCCAATACTAAAGGAGTAGTGATGAAATCGGCTAAGAAACTAGTAGCCGGTTTAAATCACATGTTAGCATGGGCATATGCTAACGAAAAGTATCATTTTATTAATAAACTAAATACTTTCTTTTTAGATCTGCATAATACAGTTACACACCCATCTTTTAGGGATAGATGTATAGCAGATGTATATGAAGGGATATTTGCTAATATACAATTAGCTACAGCACACTATTATAAGAAATTTATTAATAATATGGATATAGATATATACCATGGTATTACAGAATATGTTGATAGCAATATTGTAGAAAATATAGAAGAAGATAAATGTGATTTAGACCACGAAGATCTTTTCTTAATAATATGTCTGATAACAGTTACAAAGATAATGATTGTTGGAGTATCATTATTAGAAAGATTTAAATTAGAGAATTATCTTTATGAACCTCTTTTGATAGCAACTGATAAATTCCAAGATACTATGTCTATGTATTATTATAATATTAAGAATGAAAGAGGAGAAAAGTATTTTAAAATAAGAAGTAAAGATTTCAAAAATACTGTATACAGATACTTTTATAATGAACTATCTAGAGAATTTGAAGGTAATAATACAGGTCTATTTAGAAATAATGGGTTCTCTATAGATAGAATAGCAAATGACCAATATATTACAGCATTATGTACAATTAGTAAACATTTACCAGTCTATATAGATAATAAGACATCACAACTTTATACACTTAAAGATGATTACACAACATTTAAATTTGTTACGAAGAATACATTACGTTATTTAGAGTCTACATTACATAATATGATAGGGGATAAATTAGGAACACCTTTTGGAGGAGTTATTAGTATAATACAATATAATAGATCTGCTGAAAGTGACCATAACTTTTATGAATCTGCTATGAAACAAGAACTATCTTTAGAAAGAAAAAGTAGTTCTGATATGGAGAGAAGAAGACATGATATTAAATTATTAAAAGCATATGTTAATGATAAAGTACAAGAATATAAATTATTAGAGAAATATTCGATATCTATTATTCCGACTCCATTAACAGATTTCTTTATAATTAAATTATTATCTGAAATAGCAGAAGATACATTAACTTTAAAATTGTTAGACAAAAAGACTTATTGTTGTTTAGCACTTTTAATAAGTTATAAATTACAAACTAGAAACTGGCCTAATTTAGGTAATGCTGTATTAAGTGATCAGATTTCCCCATCAGAAATAGCAAAGTTCTTTGATAAACCTTTATTAAATAAAATAACATCTTTAAGAAAATATCACACTAATCCTGTTAATGCATTAGAAGATATTAAGAAAATAGTAGGTCATGATTATAAAAAGACATATGAAAATAAAATAATTCATATTACTGAAGAATTTATACAATTTCTATTAAATGACCAAATAGATAAGTTCTTATTTATTGATGATGCTTATATATACGATTATGAAGAAATCGTTAAGAAACAGGATAAAGAAAAAGAAAAAATAAATAATGAATGATCTACGAAAAGATGTCTTAGAGTTCTTAAAGAATCATAGAGATACGAAATGGTATAAGAATACTGGATATTTAGAAACAAAATGTCCAATATGTGACGCTAATTCTAAAAAGCGTCACTTGTCTATTAAATTAATAGATAATCAACCTATAGCATACAAATGTTTTAGAGCGAGTTGTAATGCAGGAGGTATATTAAATAGAAAATTTGCTAAGACGTTAGGATTACCAGAAGATCTATGTCAAGCATTAGAAGACGAATCTTTAAAATATCATAATTATTCTACTACACCAAAATACTATTCTCGTAAAGGAGATTTCTTATTAGGAGTTATAGATACAGCAGTTAATGATTATTTTAGAGATAGGACTGGTAAAGATATATTTGAAGTACAGGATAAATTAAGAATTACAACAAATATAACGAATTGGCAAAAAATAAATAACATAAGAATAAAACAACTTTATCCTTTAGTGTTATGGGAAGAAAGAGGAGATAAATTTATTTACTTTTTTAATAGTGCTTATTCTACAGTACATTATCGTCAAATTAATGGAGATAAAAGAGGTAGAGTTACATTAGTTACTGGATCTACTAAAGAACCAATTAGACATAAGCCATATTTTATAGAAGATAATATAAATAAATTTGATGATGAGAATTCTGTATTAGTATTAGCTGAAGGACCTTTCGATATAATAAATACATATCTATATTTAAATCCTGAACCACATGGAATGTATATTGCTGTTGGTGGTATGGCTAATATGAAATCTATAATAATGGAGTATACTAAATATCATTACAGAGCAAAAGTTTATATTATGTCAGATGATGATGTAGATATATCTTGGTATAAAAGATATTTATTACCACGTATAGATCAAAGAATAAGTAGTTTAGAAATAATCTATAATACTAAAGCTAAAGATGTTGGTAATATTGAAGATGGAATAGAATTAAAAAGAACAATTTTAAAACTATTCGATCCAGACGTTGAAAAAGAATATAATGGAGATGATTAAAATGAAAATATTAGACCAAGTAGAAAAATCTTTAAATGATACTTTAGAATCATTACAGAATACATTAAAACTTTTAAATGGAACGAAAGAAGATAAGGTAGAAGATAATAGTAAATATGATAAAGAAATGACCGAAGAAGAGAAGAAGATATATGAAGAAGCCTACGTAAAGGTAGGCGAACCTTTACCGAACTCTTGTTTAAGATCGTATACTTCTGGTGATTGGATTAGAATATGGTTAGAACCATATCAAAGAAAACAAATCGTAGATGTGTTTTATCCTTTAGTCGACTATCTTTTGAAAGATGAATGTGCAGAACGTCCTCAATTTAATAAGTATAATAGATATAAAATATATGAAGTCTTACATAGTATTACGAGCTCAATGTTGAATAAACCATTAAAAGAAGATAAAGATACACAATGGAAATTATGTGAGCTTTTAATAAAAATATTTCCTAAAAATAGAGAAGTATTCTGGAAAACTATTTCAGAGGTTGACAGAGTCTTCTCAACAAAATTATCAGAACAGACGTCTTTAACAATATTTATTCAAGACCAGAAAACTAAGTTAAAGGATAATTTAGCCTCTATTAAAAAGAGGTACGAGGATGATTTCAAAAAAATATCCAATTATTATTATAAAAATAAAGATACTAAACTTTATTCTACTTTATATGGTATAACATGCAGATTTAATGAGATAGATATTTATTCTGACGATAAGGATAAATTAATCTCTATATTTGAGAAAATAGAATACTTGTTGAGGATAGATAAGAATGAAGAACATAAAGAAATTTTCAGAAAATTCTATGACGAAATCGAAAATATGTTATTATAATAAGGAGGAAAATAATGAAAAAAGAAAAAGAAACAGTTACAGACATACTAGATGAATTTACGCAAGAGATTGTAAATTGGTCTAATACTTTTAGAGTAAAAAGATTTAGAGAAGCTATAAGTCCTATTATGTATTTAATAGAGGATGATGAAGATAATAAGGTACTGTCAACCGTTTCAAAAAATAAGATGTTGATAAACCTGTATTTTCTTGAAACGGTAGTAAACGATTATAACGAAGATAATATAAAAATCATAATAGATAAAATTGAAGCAGTGTTTTCATATCTTCTACCTAAAAAGATTATCATATATAGAAAAGCTTTACCAGAGATATTAAATCTTTTTGAATTAAAGAAAGAAGATGTTCGAGGATTAATTTTAAAAGAAGAGTATGAAAATAAACTATTAAGAGACAACTGTTACAAAGTCTTTACAAGTTTCGATACTATATTTAGTAGACTATATCTTGAACCTTCTTGGAAAGATGCAAAAAATAATTTCAATGAAATAAAGAAATTAATACAGACAATAAGTATAGACGATGCAAAAGATACTTTTGTTAGTATATGTCAAAAAGTATCTAATATTCTATTCTATACAGGACATACTATATCTTATCATCTACTTAACTTCGAAATTAAACTTCGTGAAATAATAACAGAATATGAATAAAATAGGCCCCCATATGGGGGCTTTTATTTTTACGTATTTTTGAATACCTTAAGTTTTTTTTTT